TTCGGCAGCACCAAGACGTACGACATCGAGGTGTGGATTCCGGCGCAGAACACGTATCGCGAGATCAGCTCGTGCTCCAACATGGGCGACTTCCAGGCGCGCCGGATGCAGGCGCGCTTCCGCAACGCGCAGGGCAAGCCTGAGCTGGTGCACACGCTCAACGGCTCGGGTCTCGCCGTGGGCCGCACGCTGGTGGCCCTGCTGGAGAACTACCAGAACGCCGATGGCTCGGTCACGGTGCCGACGGCACTGCGCCCGTATCTGGGTGGCCAGGAAGTGCTGAAGCCCGCAGTTTGATCGAGTGGCGCCGGGGCCCTCTTGATCTGGCCGGAAAAATTCTGTTATAGTCGCGGTTTCGCGATTCAGCGACCCAGTTACCGGAGAGGTGGCAGAGTGGTCGAATGTACCTGACTCGAAATCAGGCGTACCGGCGACGGTACCGTGGGTTCGAATCCCACCCTCTCCGCCATACCTGCCTAGCCAAGCTAGACTACCGAGAAACAACAGTTTCGAGGGGGTCTATGCTGTACGGCTACGCACGAGTCTCCACGCAAGAACAAGAGACTCACGCTCAAACCGACGCACTCGCGAAAGCAGGCGTCGGTTTTATTTTTTCTGAGAAACGGAGCGGTGGCAGCACCATCGGCAGACCGGAGCTTGAAAAAATGCTGCGCGTCCTGAAGCCGGGTGATCAAGTCATCGTCTACAAGCTAGACCGCATCGCGCGCTCCCTGAAAGACCTACTCCGCATCATCGAGCGGATAGAAGAAAGAGGCGCTCAGTTTCGGTCCCTCACCGAATCGCTGGATACCACAACACCAGCGGGACGAATGCTGTTCCACATGGTAGGCGCCTTTGCTGAATTCGAGCGCGAACTAATCCGAGAACGAACGCGCGCCGGCATGGCTGCTGCGGTAAAACGAGGCGTAAAGCTTGGCCGGCACTATGCGCTCACACCAACAGACGAAGCAGAAGCACTCCGCCTCTGGCATTCCGGAAACATGACACGCACCGCAATCGCACGTCAGTTCGGTGTCCATCTAAGCAGCATCAAACGTGCAATTAAGCGCCACCAAGAAAGCCAGCAGCCAAGCCTGTTAGACGCAGCATAACAATCGAGGAAGCGGACGATGGGGATTCACGACCGAGACTGGTACAGAGACGCAATCCAGAGACGCGAAGCACGCGAAGAACAACACAAACCGGAACACTGCAAACCAGCATCGCCACCGATGCACTGGACACTACACCTCATGACATGGGCCGCAGCGGTCCTAATAGCGTACGTCCTCGAAAAGAAGGTGCTATGGCCTATAGTTGAACGGCTCTTGACGCACTAGCGAAATAAGATGACCCGTCAAGTGCGACAAAACATCGAATGTCCGCAAAATCGAACTCCGCACAGAGCGTAGTCAGAACGTCCTTGATGGCGTCGGCGCAGTCGCCACGATTACTTTCAATCGCATAGACGACAGCTTCAGGCACGTTGATGCCGCGACTGGTGTAGTACTTTTTCTTATTGAACCGCGTATCGGCAATCTCTTTGCCGATGTACTTGGCGATATAGCTCGCCAACGCGTCAAGCTTCCATTGCTTGCCGAAGTGCGCGCCCTGCGGGTTGCGGATGTGGCAATAGCCCTTGCCGCGACCACAGACAACCTTTAACCATGCACGGCGTGCGAGGTTTAGAGCAGCACGACCGGAGACAGCAACGTGCATGTGCCATGCGCCGCGTTTCTGTGGCTCAGGAACAGCGATGTAATGAAACTCTCGATGGCGGGCCATGATGCGCCGGAATGCGTCCCAGAGCTTCAGGAAACGCTCCAGATCGGTAATGCACTCCCGAGTAGTCAACGTGATCATGTGCGTCACGCGGGCCGTCTTGCAGCGCAGCCGCACGTTCTGTTTCGCCCGTTTGGCGGCTGACTTCACGCTTGCAGCACGAGCGTCCTTATCGTCCTCGGTTTCGGGCTTCGCGCCGCGTGCGCGGCGGGGCAGGTTACGCAGATCACCCAAGCGCTGAACAACCGTACGACGATAGCCACTGAACTCAACGCTACCGTCTTCAAATGCCCGCACCTTGGCGATCATGTCATGACGCGCCGGCCCTTCAGGCCAAAACTCTGCGTCGGATTCCTCGCGCTCGATCCTGCGAACCTCTACGCTCGCCCGATGCGCGTCGCTCCCCCAAATGGACGCTTGGCCGTCGTTATAGTTTTCTGCTATCGTAGTTTCACGCATGGTAGGGTGTACAACCGTTAGAGCTACCGTGTCGGCCCCGAAGCGTTGGCGCGCTTGCGGGGCTTTTTCTTTGGCCGGCCAGCCCGCGAACCCTTAGCGCGCTTGGCTTTCCGTCCTTTCTTTCCGTTAAGTGTTATTACTACAAGTAGGGCGGGCCTTCGGCCCGCCCTTGCCGGGGCGCTGCGCACCCTTCGGCAAGGGCTCCGCCCCAACACACCCGCCCATCCCCGCCGGATCGGTGCACAAGCCACGAAAAGCAAGCTTGCAAAGGGGAGGAGCACCCCGGCGGCGCCTCGCGCTACACGGCCTCGCACAGACCCGCTACTCGGTCCCGCTGGCCGCACTAGCCGTGCGACAACCCCTTCCTTCCTGCAAGCGCACCACCATCGCCGCCAAGGCAAGAGCGGGACACTCCTAACGCTAGTCGTCGCATGCCTTCACGATGAACGCACACACGTTCGCCAGCGCAATGCCGCCGAGAAATACCGGCCAACTCTCAACACGAAAATTCGTACCGCCGAAGATCGCCCAAAGAAAGGAAGCCTGCCCACCAAGTATCGCGATCACAGCTACCAAGTACCTCATACAACCCTCACCATGATGGGCAACGCGAAATAAAGTTCGACCACTCACGCCACTGCTCTGGAGTGATGATCCCCGCCTCACGCAGCTTGAGAATTTTCCGGCGCTCATTGAGCTTGGCCTCTATGCCGCGCACCTTCTGCGGCTGCAAACGACCGTGTGTGTACCAGCCCGGCAGGTAGCTGTAAGGCGCTTGCGATGCGTCTTCCCTAAACACCTGTCGCGTGTCATATGCCGCATATAAATCCTCACCGCGATACCACCAACGGTCCGCAACCATTGCGTTGAATTCTGTGCCGTAGAGCACCTTTGCAACGTGCATACGCGGAAGCTTTAGCTTGACTTTGCCGAGCGTGAACGTGTCCACAGCGCTCGATATGAAGGGAATTTTCAGCCGGTCAAAGCGCCGACACTCAACCAGATACTCGACCAGCGCATCGCGCACCTGGCGGTCCACCTGACTGATGTGCTGACAGATGAAATACACGTCCCAGCCCTTTTTACGGCTATGTACCAGCCAGTCAATCACGTCCTGTTGCCGCTTGTCCTGCCAGTTACGCGCATTCAGCAACTGCGAGACCTCATCGAGAAAGATGCCGCCGTTTTTGGTCTCGTCATAACTCTCGTTACCACGTCCAAGGCTATCGAGATGACCGACCGTAGGCTTATCCGGCAAACGCACAACACGTGGCGTCTTGGCCTTCGGTCCGCACAGCTTTTCGAGATTCAAGTCTAGATTGGTAGCAACAGGGCGACCCTCTGCCAACAGGTCACGGATACGCCCAACCGTTGCGAGACTTTTGCCGGAGCCAAGACGGCCAGTGATGATGTAGATCGGCATATCAGGCCGCCGCTACGATTTTGATGTTCCCCACACCCCAGCGATACAAAAAGATGGCTGCATCCGCTGCAAAGGCAACGTCTAGCGCGGCGTTCAAACTATCCGCAGCCAAGAGCCACATCGCATCACCGAGAGGCACCGCAAGATACGTCGGCATCGCGCCAATCAACCCGTTCAGCACAAGCGATTGCGCAGCAAGCATCCCAGTTGTCAGCGTGCCGAACGCAGCGACAGCAGCCATCGCAAATGCAACCTTCTGCGTAAACCACTTTGCGAAAAAACCCGCCATCGACCCGAACAGCCCAACCATCAACGAAGCAAGCAACGGCATGATGGACTCCCTTTAGACAACGCCGGCATTCGCGCCTGCTGCCTTGTTCCAGACGTAGACCGCAGACAGCACCGGCCACAGCCACGCAAGCAAATCGCGCACGTACTGAAGCTGCGTACACACGTCCCACGTACCGCGCCACGATCCCCACGAAAACCACTCAATCGGCTGGCACGTCCCGCCCGGCAAAATGTGCGGCATCGACAGATTCCAAGAGCGGCTGTTATTCACACTCTGCAACTGCGTCTCAGCAGCCTGCTCCGCACTCTGCAAGTCAGTGGATGGCTGCACCATGGCAGTTGCGCCATCAGCCTTTGTCGGCGTACCCGTCTCATCAATCAAGCACTTAGGACTACCGCTAGTCCCAAGCCCGCAAGGAATAGGCGACGAGGCTGGAAGCGGCGCAGGCTGCGGGTTAGCCCCTCCGCTAGTTGTCGGCGTCGTCGTCGTCGTCGTGGTTGACGTAGTGCCATCCGGATTCGTCGTAGTCGTAGCACACGCGACACTGACCGGCTTGTTTGCCAACGTCGTTGAGTCGCTATTTGGCGCCACCGTACAACTTGTTTGCGATGTCGTCGTGCCGTTCGGCGTCTGCGTTGTAGTACTCGGCCCAGTAACCTTCCCATCCGCCGGACTCACAATCTGCGCGGGCTTCGCTTGCGTAGTTGGCTGTGCAAGCTCCGAATACCAATCCGCCGGAGACATGACGCCCCAGTAGTCTTTTGCACGATCAGGATTGCCAGAAAGCGCCTGTGCAAGCTTGGGCGACAACTGCGGGTAGGTATAAGGGACCTGCGGCACATTCGGGTTAGGGACACACGAGCCGCCGGATTGCATATAGCCCGTCGCGCATGCGCCGTTGTGATTAATGGCAACCGACAAACAAACCGGGTCACCGCCAGACGGCGCAGTGACCATTGCGCCATCGGCGCCACCCGGCGTGACACACCGACCACCGTACGCCCACCCAGTCTTAGCAACAGCCGCCTGACACGCCGCATCGGGACTATCACCACCAGCCGAAAAGTTGCCACCGAAATTGGTAGAGCACGCCCACGAATACCCATCAAAGCCCACATCACCAGCATTCGGCGACTGCTGCGGGCCACACCAACCACTCGCACTATTTGCACACTGCTTGATGCCATAGCCGATCAAATCAACAGCAAGCATGGCAAGCATCACAGGAGCAACACCAGTAACTGCACGCGCTGCGATACGCGCCAACGGAATTACACGCAGCTCGTTGATAGCAACCTCGCCGATCAACGACGAACCCGACCGAATACCCACACTTCCGCCCTCTGCAACCTGCAACCCGGCCGACGACGCCGTCACAGTCTGCGAAGTATTGCGAATCAAATCAGGGATCAACTGACCCAACGTCATGTTCGTCTGCGCATATCCGCGAACAGGCATGCCCAGTGACAACACCAACGCAACCATCACCGCCATCGGCGCTAACAGTAAATCGATCCAAACACGGCGCACACACTCAGCGCGCACAGGGGCTTTCATAGGAATGACAGGCATAGAACACCTCATACATGGGATCAAGCCGAGTCCCGCATGCGCTCAAAAACAAAAGGCCCGCGAGGGCCAGGGGAGCTAGCTTCGCGGGCCGGTACATCAGGCAACCTTGTTGACCAACTTGCGGCCGATGCGGAAGCCGATGTAGATGCCCCACACGATCACCGCAGCAGCGATTGCCTTGGTGCCGAGCGCCGTGGCATTCGACGTGGTGCTGTCGAACACGGGTTGCATCGCGGTCGGAAAATCGAACGTGGTTTGCGCTTGAGCGCCGACCGCACCGACCATGCCAGCCACGGCAACCGATGCCAGCAGCAGCTTCTGCTTCGCACCTTCCAGATTCACCTTCATGATTCACCTCCAAAAATGGGCCGGTTGAGAAATTGCCCGGCTTGGCCCATCAACCGGTCAAAAAAGATCGAGCAACTTGCGACCAAGCCGAAACAACGACCCGACAAGCCAACCCGAAAAAAAGAACAACATGCAGAAGCCCGCATACGTAGCTAGGTCCGACGCGCTGTAGCTCATCGCGTATTCCCCGCAATGAAGCCGAGGCAAAAGCAGACCGCGACGAAACCCACCGCTAGCACCATGAAGCCGTCATAGCTCATACGTTTCTCCCTAAAGCCCTGCGGCTTCTATCGCTTGGTCGTACTGCTCAGACAGCTTGTCGATTTGGTCTTGCAGATCGTCACCACGGGCATGCGCCATCGCGTATTTGCGCAGCCACGACTGGGCATCTAACTCAGCCTCTTCACGCTCTTCGTCGAACCGCTGATGCAGCATTTCGAGACCGTGCGATATGTGCGCTAGCTCTTCAGCTTCGTCGTCCCAGTTCGCCAGCTTTGCCCCCGGATCGATCTCGCCGTTTTTCTCCGCAGCCCACAGACGGTCCATCACTACAACCAGCCGATCCGCGACAAGAGACGCCTTCAGCGTGGCCGCATACTCACGATCTCGCGCAGCCATCTCCCGCTCATGCGCACGGTCTTCCTCATCACGTGCCGCATCACGCTTACGAATTGCACGCTCGCGTTTGCCCTGCAACTCATCCGCCGCGAACAAGTGCTGCTCTTGACCAGACTCGCCGTCATCGAACAACCCCGAGAACCAATCCGAAAGCCCCACAGCAGCCCCTTATCGATACGAAACCTGCGCTGTTGCACGCTCCATTTCGTCACGCACATCAACGTCATGGAGCCAATGCCAAGACGCGGCATATGCCCAGCCAGCGCCAATCACGATGCCGACGAGCAGCCACGCAACGCGCTTCCAGTCATCCATGGCGTCAACCGATCTGACCGGACTCGCGGTCACTCACGTCGACGTAGTTGTCGATAAATGCCTGCCGCGCATCGGCATGAACCTCGATCGTCGACTGCGCCCACACCTCGCCATGGAGGTAAGTAGCCACCCGCACAAGCGGGCTCGCAGGGTCATTCATCAACAACGACAGCAACGACAGCAGGGCGCCCTGCGCATAGTCGTTAAATACGAATCGCGTCGACGAATTCGCCGGGTCCTGCATGACCCCTTTAAGACGCTCTACAGAAATGCCATCAGCCATCACGTTTATCTCCATCGTTTTGTTGTCATGCGGATCGACCATCACAGCCCCCGCTTCAGACCACGCACAAAAACACTCAGCAACAACATCACCACGACGAACATCACCAATGCCCACCCAACTGCTTCCTCAGGCGACATCGGCATAGCAGGAACAGCGGGTTGCGACGACGCAGACCCAACCAGATAACCGAGCAGAAAATTCAGCATCAGGAACCCCACCTATTCAGGAAGTACCAAACGACGGCACGGAAATAGTCGGAGTGCATCCACGCCGTGATGCCAGCCACGAAACCAAGGCACCACACGAACAGAGCGCAGCACAGCAGCCGTTTCATCACGCACCCCGTAAACCGAAAAAAGCCCACGAAGGGTCATCCCCTCCGCAGGCTTTGCGTCATGCAGCATGATCACGATGCAGCGGCTTGCGCCTTCTGTGCATTGGCAGCGGGCCGCATGTTCAGAGCTTTCAGGCCGACGATGCGTGCAACCAATTCACCATCACGCGAGACAAACAGCTTGTAGTCGGCCAGATAATCGCCGGGCGTGGTGTCCTTGAGTTCGTCGGCGACGTTCACACGGCCAACCTTGACTTGCGCGGCAGTAGCGCCGGTCGCATCAACCACTTCTTCGGTCAGGATGCATTGCGCTTCATGCATCGAGTAGGGACGGCCCGTCTTGGCCGAGACGCCGTTGCGGCTGTTGATGGCGATGATGGTCAGCTTTTGAGTGTTCGACAT